TTCTTGTTCAAATTTGCCTGACTTAAATGAACTTGTGCAACTAATAACCATATAACTTACTCCGCCACCTCGACTGTTAATTTCTTTTGTTACCGCAGCCGGATCTTTCCAAAATAGTATAGATTCATTCATACTTAATAAACCATCACTATTTTTATAATCAATTGGTTCTTTAAAATTAATTTCAATAAACACTTGACCACCGTTTGGATTAACAGTATAGCCATCAGTGCCGTAAAATTTATTATAAAGATTATTAATACTACTAGGTGAGGGTTGCATTAGGAAATCTGGATCTCCTAAAATTTGAATCTTTGCAGTAGCAAATGAGCCAGGGTCATATAGACTTGTCATATATGAATTCTGTGCTTCTAATCCCAAATTCAATGCGCCTTGATCTGGTTGACCTTGTGGCTTGCCAACTTTAACAGCTATATCTGTATTACCTCCAGAGGCATTTGGGTTATCAGTGGCGGCTACTGCAACATTAAAAAATGTGTTATCCAAAGTTTGTTCATATCTCAATATTTCAGAATTCTTTCCAGTGAACCAATATTCATATCGTTTATGCGGGCCATAATATGCCGGTGTTTTCTTAGCATATGAACTTACTACAACTGGTGTGTCGTATGTTTGAATAATATAAGTTGTTTTATATGCAAAATCATTTTGCAACTTATCCCACCCCAAATTTTTAACTTCAGCAGTCATTGTATACCACTTGATTTGATTCTTTGAATCGTCGATGATTTCATCATCACCACCTTTGGGATTAGGTTCCTCTGCAGTGGTATAAACTTTTGTCAGTGCTTTTGTTAAAAAATCACTTTGTAAGATAATTTGATTTACTGCTTGTAATATAGGTGTTCCACCGGGTACTGTAATTTCTCTGATTGTATTATTTGGAGAGCTTTCTACTTCAGTTGATACATTAACGTTTGCTGTATCAGAAACTTTAGACATGGCCCATTTACGCTTATCAATATCAGCTTTATTAACTATACTTGCAAATTTAATTGTAGGGTCTGCATCCCCAATGAATACGACATCCCATTCATTTGCTATTTCTATACTTTTTGCATCTAATAATTTCTTTTGGTCGTTGTTCAATTTACCCAACAATCCGGTATACATTACATCATCACCTATTAACGCATTGTTAACTGTGTCTGCAATAATTTTTGCACCTTGGTCAATAATTCCACGCTTGACACCAAACGCACTTCCGCTAGCAACAGAAGTTGCGGTTATATTATATGTTACTGCTTTACCTTCAATTTTGAATTTAATTCCAGTAATGAGTATATCATAGAATCGTTCGTATATACCATATGCATTTCCTTGAGGGTCTCCATCTGTACCGGGAATCTCTTTTGAATTGATTACGTTTCCATTTAAATCATATCCCTGAAAACGAATCCCCAACATAAAAAATTGTTTTGATGGATTTTGTAAATCTTTATAGTTTTTGGATCTACTAACTTTAGCCAATGCTTCTGATGCACGTTTTAATTTAGATATGAACGAGAAACCATATGGTTCAGTAACAGTAAAACTCATCTCAGTTGTATTAGTTGATGCTCCAGTTTCTTTGCCATTAATAGCTTGAACTATTTTTAAATTATCAATAAAGAAATCTTGGTCAAAGCCAGGTGCACGTTTTGATGTTGTATTGTTAATACCCCCGCTTTGTGCAATTAAGAATACACCGTTACCAGAATTATTAACATCCTGAAATGCATTAATATTTTTTCTACCTGATTGTATAAAGGCATCATATGCATCAGGTGTTATCATATACAATGATAATTGATACGTGTAACTACTAAAATTGCCTAAAGGGTTTTGTGTTCGTTTACCGGGTTTAGCTTTAGATGTTTTTGCGGCGGATGTTCCGGATTTTCCGGCTTGGGCAGTGCCGGCATTAACATAATCAACTGCAGGTGTACTAGATATTCCACCTTCTGAGTCTGTAATTAACTGCGAACCGTCATCAAATGCTTGTATGCTTGAGCCGTCATCAAATCGCTGAATTGATCCGGAATCATCATCAATACCCCCAGACGATATGTATGAACGATTTTGCTGGTCTGTTTGTTCCGCATCGGTGGTTACTTCAATAACATTACCTAATTCATCAACAGTAGTTGCCATTTATATTCCCAGTGTTTGTTTTAATAATTCTAATTTAGGTATGTATATACCTACACCAGCAACAAAATCAAAATAGGGGTCTTTTAATCTATTGGGGTTTCTTTGTGCAAACACCCACCATAGTCTACTATCACTATATAAGTCATATGCTAACAAATCAGGTCTATATTCATATACAGTTGTTATTTCCCAATAGATATCAGACGGTTGCATAGGGATAGTTCTATTGACCATTACATCTAAAAATTTATTATTTACAATACCCGTAGTGTTGTATGGGCTTGTTGCTGGGTATACATTATTACTTGCCATTACCAAATTCCTCCGCCTTGACGTTGTGTTCCTCTTAACAATTTACCTGTACCATATTCTTTCAAACTAAACTTATTACTAATATCATTGCGTGTTACGATTGGTACTGCTGATATTGATATTGACATTTTTGTTGGTACATATGTTACATCTCTTGAACCGGGTGGAGTATTAAATTGTGCAGGGGCCGTGCCGCCGCCTGGTTGCAAGTCGCCCATTCTAACCGTTGAACTACTAAAACTATTATCTTTTGGTCCCGGCCTTGTAATACCTGCTTGTGTAGGTGTAGCCCCTGCTCGTATATAGTCCACATCTGTTGGTAGCGTATAATTAAATGATGTGATTGCTAATGGGTGTGCGTCAAATTGAAATGCGCCTAAGCCACTCAAATAACATAATGGGGGAGGTGTTCCAATCTTTGGATTTTGATCCTGTCCATAAAACATCTTAGTTACACTTCTAAAGAAATGAATTACTGCTAATAAGTAATTTGCTTCAAACGTATCCTGTGCTGTAAAATCACACGTAATGCTTATACTATCCACTGAGCTTCCTCTATAAGTAAAAAACTTATAGTTACTATGTGTTAATTCTGTTGGATCGTAGCTTGCGGCATATTGAACAGATATAGCAGGAGTATATGGGAATATAACCCCATCTGTTGCGGCTAAGGGTGCTAAAATACCGGCGGCGGCTTTATCTTTATACAGATATGTTGCCCCGGGTGCCAAACTTAATCGTACACGCCAATCTGGTTTTGCTTGAAAGTTTGCTACATCTTGGCTTGTTGCCTGACCTTGTGTATCTCTTAACGTAGTTGATAGTCCTCGAGATGCAGGTGCACCATTATTACCTGTAGGGTCAAAAACATTTTCTTCTACTGAAGCACCGTTATTACCTGAAGGATCAAAAACATTTTCTGTAATTGAGTCAGGTGAAGTTATTGTTTCATCTTGCTGTCCGGCTGTTTGCAGATATGCATCAACTTCTTCATCTGATAATTGAGGAGGTTCTTGTAATGCATTTTCGTTATCGGCAATTTGTTCATCTATGCCTGCAAATTCTAATGATCCATCTTCTAACTGTCGTTGTCTTTCTACTTGTTCGTCTATTCCAGTAAATTCATCTACTTCAGTAGCAGGTGGTTCTTGTAATGGTTCATTTAATGCATTTTCGTTATTGGCAATTTGTTCATCTATCCCATCAAACTCATCAGGTATTTTTTGTTCTTTTATAGTTTCATCTTGCGCGGCGTCTAATCCCAATGTTCCATCATCAATTTCTATTTGATCTTCTATTCGTTCTCCTAGTTCATCAAATACCAATGTTCCATCATCAATTTCTATTTGATCTTCTATTCGTTCATCTAATTCAGAAAATGCTAATGTTCCATCATCAATTTCTATTTGATCTTCTATTCGTTCTCCTAGTTCATCAAATCCCAATGTTCCATCATTAATTTCTATTTGATCTTCTATTCTCTCATCTATTCCGGTAAACTCATCAATATTTGTAACAGATGTTGGTGTTGAATTTTGTACTCTATTGTTTAGTGCATTAAGCACTATTGCTCCGCCTCCTATCACTGTTGCCGCAGTTAATATATTAGAAATTATTGAACTTGATGGATTAGTCGACGGTGCTGTTGTGGGTACTGGAGTAGTATTTCTTGGTAAGTTTGGTGCGGGAAGGGCTGATGCCGTTATAGTCGCTGGTGTAGTGTTTCTTAATACAGCCGGCGCAGGCGCCGCCGGTGCTGTTATCGTAGCTGATGTAGTATTTCTCGCTAAAGCCGGCGCTGGCTCGGCCGGCGCTGTTATCGTAGCTGATGTAGTATTTCTCGCTAAAGCCGGCGCAGGCTCGGCCGGCGCTGTTATCGTAGTTGGTGTAGTATTTCTCGCTAGCGGAGGGATTGGTGCAGCCGGCGGCACACTCTGCGGGGATACACTCGCCCCAGCCGCTGGCAGTGTTGCTGGATTTGTCTGTAGTTCGTTAAGTGATGATAATACCCCTGTTTCAAGCCCAACAATATCATTAATAGTAATAGTAGTAGGAGGAACAACATTAGGGGGTGAAACATATTGTTGTAAACTAGCAGGTAATGATGATAACGGAATATCTTCAGTAGGAGATATACCAGATGATGATTGTTTAAACTGCTGAAGATCCGATTTTAGAATATTTACTAGATTATTCAATTTTTCATCATTAATTTGCGTGGTATTTGGTTGTGTAACCCCGTAGTTTGACATAGCAACATTTTTTGCATATTGTATTTTTTGGTCGGCTGTCAAATTAGAATAGGGAATTGGTGTAGTTGCCATAATATATGAATATCCTTGCTTATATTTATCGTTAAATAAAAGTGCTGTTTTTACCCTTTTCATCAAAAAATCGTTGCTTTTCAGCAACACCCATGCTATAATCACTACAACATAATAACGGAGAACTATGTCCCTACCATCAAGAAAACCTGTCAACTATTTGAACAATAAAGACATTTTAAAAGAGATACACGAAAGTAAAAACGCATATTGCTACTTCACAGATCCTAGCTATCATCGCTATGACTTCATTGTAGATATGCCCCAATCAAGTATTGAGGAGAGTTTAGAATATGCTTTCAAACCAGAAACTATTCAGCAAGCAAAAGAAACACGTGCATTACGTCTTAGTTTAGAACAGGGGTCAAAAGATGCAGTTACTCCAGAATCAATAGATGTTAAAGATTTAGTATTTCGTGTAATGACCTGGGATCATGTTCCGGTTGCCCCAAAACAACCTCGCAAAACAGTTAAAAAGAAAACAGCAAAGGATATATTTGAATTTGATGAAGAAGATCCAGACGCAATCTTTGCTGACTTAGAAGATAATACGACCAAAGCCGAAGTAGATGATATGGTTCATGTTAAAGTGAATTTTCCTCCGTTCCAACATTACAAGATTGATTCAAATAACACATTCTATTGTGTAGGCAAGAGTCATTGGGAAGGTGATTTAGAAACCGGATCATTCAATAAAGATCACGGTACAATCACAAACAAACTTGCCCGTATGTATATTATGATGTGTGAAAAATATGCAATGAAATATAATTGGCGTGGATATACATATAATGACGAAATGCGTAACTCAGCTATATTGCAGTTAACATATGTTGGCTTACGATTTAATGAATCTAAATCAGCAAACCCATTCGCTTACTACACAGCCGCTATAACAAATAGTTTTTGCCGTGTATTAAATACAGAAAAGCGCAATCAAAATATTAGAGATGATATTTTAGAAATTAATGGATTAAACCCAAGTTGGTCTAGACAGGGTTCTGGATCAAGTTCTACAATATACGAAGAATAAATGAGTATTATCAATAGAAAAGAATTTTTAGAAAAGTCTCCATATTATAGTGTACATAATCAATCTCCATACTGGAATGTACATGATTGGAGTGACCATGATTATTGGTACACCACTGATTTAAACATTTCAGATGAAGTGGTGGAAATGATATGTTCGACTGAAAATCTTTTCTTATTGGTTTGTAATGAATTTGAGGGTGATACTGACATTAGCGCCCGTATTGACCAACTATCAATTCCTAGAAATAAAATAGTATTAATTAGTGAAAACGTTGATTGTCCAAATATTGATTATTGGTCACACTTAGGGGAACTAGGTATTTCGATGCAAGCGAAAAAGATAAATTCCCCGACAACACTAGAAAAGAAAAAATATAATAAATCTTTTTTAAATCTAAACAGGAGATGGAGAATTCATAGACCGTGTTTTGTTGGACTACTTCACTCTATGAATTTACTTGATAAGGGTTTAGTAAGTTTAGGTCGAGCAGATGATTATTTAAATTGGCATAGCGTTTTTGATAAAATTTCAAATTTATTAAAAGAAGATGATGACCTTTATAAACTATTTGTTTCTAATAAGGAATCAATTTGTAACTTACCGGATATGTATTTAGATACTACTGACCTGTTTACCCCTCGACATAAAATCATTTTACCCGATGTATCGTATGAAGATACTTTAAAATTATACCAAAATACTTATTTTAGTGTTGCTAGTGAAACTTTCTTCTTTGACGGGCCCGGCAGATTCTTTTCTGAGAAAACGTTTAAACCTTTTGCGTATATGCATCCTTTTATATTAATGTCACAACCAAATAGCTTAGAGATATTGCACCAGTTAGGGTATAAAACATTTCATCCTTTTATTGATGAAAGTTATGATACTGAAAAAAATGATGTTGTTCGTTTAAAAATGATATTAAAAGAAGTTGAAAGGTTGTCTAGCTTTAGTGATACAGAGGTAGAAACATTTATTGATATGGTTAAGCCCATAACTCTACACAATTTTTTAAATCTAACACGAAAAAACAATAACCAATATATTCACAAGATAGGGTAACATACTTGTTTACTTTGTCTATGCAATTTGATACAATAACACTATGAGTAACCTATTTAAAAAAGCCGCTGTGTTCACCGATATTCATTTTGGATTGAAGTCAAACAGCTTACAACATAATCAAGACTGTGCCAATTTTGTAGATTGGTTCATTGAAAAAGCAAAAAAAGAAGGATGTGAAACATGTTTCTTTTTGGGTGATTATAATCATCATCGTGCAAGCATTAATATCCATACACTTCAGTTTGGATTACAAGCATTGGAGAAATTAAATGGTAGCTTTGATACTGTATATTTTATCCCAGGCAACCACGATCTTTATTATCGTGATCGCAGGGACATTCATAGTGTTGAGTGGGCTAAACATTTACCGAACGTTAAAATCATTAACGACTTTTTCCAACAAGGAGATGTAGTCATAGCGCCGTGGCTTGTACAAGATGATTACAAGAAATTAAAAAAACTAGGTGGCAAATATATGTTTGGTCATTTAGAATTACCTCGCTTCTATATGAATGCTATGGTTGAGATGCCAGATCACGGTGAGATTAATGAAGATTATATGACTGGCTTTGAGAAAGTATTCAGTGGTCACTTTCATAAACGACAATCACGCAAGAACATTTGGTATATTGGTAATGCTTTCCCGCACAACTATGCTGATGCAGGTGATGACGCACGTGGTATGATGATTTTAGAATGGGGAACTGAACCAGTTTTTCATAGTTGGCCAAGGCAACCAATATATCGTGTACATAAACTAAGTGATATTTTAGAAAACCCAGAAGGCTATCTTTTGATTGACAGTCATGTTAGAGTACATCTTGACATTGATATTAGTTATGAGGAAGCTAACTTTATCAGAGAAACATTAATTCCAGAACACAAGTTAAGAGAAATGACATTAATTCCAATGAAGGGCGAAGCTGTTGAGCAAGGTCAGAACGGTGATGGACTACGATTTGAATCAGTAGACCAAATTATCATCGACCAAATTAACGCCATCGAATCAAATAGTTTTGATAAGAAAATACTATTGGACATTTACAATACCCTATGAACAAAGTCAGCAACTACTTAATGAGTATCAATAGGCCACCTTTTGTTGACGGGCGACAAATAGCACAAGCAACACCTTGTATTAGTTACGGCAATCCTGCATGGTTTATTTCATGCTATGACGGATACACTACTTTAGAAAATCCTGTGTTCACTGACGAAGATGGATTAAACGGAGCAACAACAATAAAAGAATACGCAAAGAATTTAGGATATTATGATTACACTTAAAAATATAACTTTACGAAACTTTCTATCTATCGGCGCAGTAACACAAGCAGTTGATTTTGACAAAAAAGAGTTAACACTTATTCTAGGTGAGAACTTAGACTTAGGTGGTGATGGTGCTCGTAATGGTACAGGTAAAACTACCCTTATTCAGGGTCTTAGCTACGCACTGTTTGGTGTTCCGATTAATGATATTCGCAAAGATAACTTAGTTAATCGTACTAATGGCAAAAATATGATGGTTACGCTTGAATTCAATGTCAATGGCACTGAATATAAAATTGAGCGTGGTCGTAAGCCAAACATTCTGAAATTCTATGTAAACAATGTACAAGAAAAAGGTTCGGAAGATCAACAAGGTGAGAATAAGGAAACACAAGCGGCTATTGAGCGTGTATTGAATATGACTCCTGAGATGTTCCGTCATATTGTTGTGCTAAACACATACAGTCCACCATTTCTAGCACTAAAGAATAACGAACAAAAAGATATTATTGAACAACTGTTGGGTATTACTTTGTTATCAGAGAAGGCTGAAGTTGTTAAAGAATTAATTCGCAATAGCAAGGATAATATTCAAAGTGAAGAATTTCGAGTTAAAGCAATTGAAGAAGCCAACAAACGTGTTAAAGAACAGATTGATGCCATTAAGCGTAGACAAACATTATGGCTTAAGAAACACGATGAGGATTTAGCTAATTATGCATTAGAGTATGATGAATTATTAAAGATTGATATTGATACTGAGTTGTTGGCACATAAAGAGTTAGTTGTTTGGAATAAACAAAAGCAAGAACAAGATACTTATAATGCATTGGTTGCTCGTTCTACTGCTTGGCAGCAGAAACACGATACCGATGTTTCAATAGCACATAAAGCATACTTACTTAAAAATGAATATGATATTGATTCTGAACTTAAGTTATGGAATGATTTAAAAGAGTGGCTAGTAACCGAGTCAGAACAAAAATCTATTGCAGGTGCTATTGACACCCAATCCAAAAGTATCACAAAAGAAAAAAAATTAATTGAGAAATTGGAACGGGAAGTTAAAGAACTAGAAGATCATAAGTGTTATGCTTGTGGTCAAGACTTCCATGATGAAAAACATGAGCAAGTTACAAAAGAAAAGACTACACTACTTGATAGTGCTAGAGCCGAATTATTACAACTTGAAACTAGTTTATCAATCAATAAATCATTGGTTAGTGCGTTGGGTACTAAACCCACTCCATCATACAAAACTGAAGCAGAAGCTATTCGTCACGGTGGTGATGTATCTAACTTAAAGAAAGTTTGGGAAGACAAAAAACAAGAGTCTAATCCATTTAGTGAACAACTAAGTGAATTAACACCTATTGTTTTAGGAACTAAACCAGTTACTCATTATGATACTGAACGTGAGGCAGTTGAACATCGTGGTAAGGTAAGTGCTATACTACAACAGATTCAAAACAAAGCGGAAGAAACAGATCCATATGCAGAACAAGTTGCTGATATGGAAAGTCAAGCATTGCAAGCAATTGACTTTGAAGCAATTAATAAATTAACAAAGACAATGGAACATCAAAAGTTTTTGCTTGATTTGTTAACTAGTAAAGATAGTTTTGTTCGTAAAAAGATTATTGACCAAAACTTAAGTTACTTGAACGCACGATTGACACATTACTTAGATAAGATTGGTTTACCACATAATGTTATCTTTAAGAATGATTTACAAGTTGAAATTACAGAGTTGGGTCGTGAACTTGACTTTGATAACTTAAGTCGTGGTGAACGCAATCGATTGATTTTAGGATTGAGTTTTGCTTTCCGTGATGTTTGGGAGAACTTGTATGCTCCTATCAATACACTATTCATTGACGAATTGATTGATAGTGGTCTTGACACCCAGGGTGTTGAGAACAGTCTAGCAATACTGAAAGACATGAGCCGTCGTAGACATAAATCTATTTGGCTTGTGTCACATAGAGAAGAATTAGCCGGTCGTGTACCAAATGTATTAAAAGTTGTTAAAGAAAACGGCTTTACAAGTTACGCAACCACAACAGATATAGAATAATTTTAAGGTCGCACTGTAGGTGATAAGTATGAATATGCCAAGTCCACAAAAAGCAAAAGGTTCCGGTTTTGAGCGAGAAATCGCTAAATATCTCTCAGAGAAGTACAATGAATCATTCATTCGTGCTCCCGGTTCAGGTGCATATGTGGGCGGGAAGAATCAAACTCGCAAAGAAGTTTTACATGAAGGTCAGATCCGCTCATTCAAGGGCGATGTTGTACCCGGTCAATCATTTAAAAAAATGAACATCGAATGTAAATTTTATGCAGACTTCCCATTTCATCTATTACTTACAGGGGAATGCAAAGTTATAGATGGTTGGCTAGACCAACTCATGGATGTAGCTGATCCCAATGACATAAACATACTGTTTATGAAATTTAATCGTAAGGGACGTTATCTTGCTGTACAAAGCAAATTAACATGGATTAGTGACAATTTCTTATATTATACATCAAAAAAACAAGGTGACTGGATGATTTTCGAATTTGACAGTTTCTTTCAATACAACACCGAGTTATTAAAAACATATTCAAGCACAATAGACACCACGTCAACACAAGCTGAAAATTCCCTATTAACAATCAACATTTAAGTATTTAAAAATTAGTTGTCTCCGTTGGGAGACCTCCTTGAGTTTGTACAGATTGTGCTGTGCTGACGGATCTGGAGCAAGCATGAATAGCGATATTCATGGGTATACCGAGAGGGCAATCGGCAAAGCGAACCCTCAACAAGTCTATTGATATTTTATCTTGATTTAATAGAATGTGCGTTGCTGAAGAATTGTTTAAGTACAATAGCTTCACTACAATCCCGTAATAACTTTACAGAGCAACCGGTAGCAGTTAGTGTCAGAAATAGGCGACTAACTGGGGAAAAGATAACACTGGATGACGGTCATGGCAAACATACCTTTCCCATTGGTAGTGCAAATTTGCACTACCATGGCTTCTAATCGGCAATATACTCCATACACAATTAGAATAGAAAACAATATATTACCGTAAATAATAAGAACGAACGAAGTGAGTTCTTAGATGAACGAAGTTCATCTTTAATAGAGAAACCCGATGTGATAAATGAACAGTTACGGGTTTGATTAGAAGAATGGTAATTGTGTTTTCTTAGTAGTTTCTAAATTGCTTTCTACTAATTTGTTTATCATTACTCTTTCCTCATAGGACATGTTAAGTACATCAGTGTATTGAACACCTCCCCTCATGTACCAAGTTAGCGACATTGCTAAACTTTTTATGTCAGCACATTCTTTTTCCATACCCTCAATCAGCCTTTGAACACCCTCAGGGTTTAGGTGTAAAAGCCTTAACCGAAAAAATCAGTTACATTAATAACAATGGATTGTTCGTAGTCATGCTGGCAATGAACACATTTAATTTTCTGAGGTTTAATTTGTGTACTATCTTTAAGTTTAGAATGATAATCACGCAATTCTATGTAAGAATTTTTGTCACAGTTTTTTAAGAAATCTAAAATAAATTCTGTTTCGGTTACTGTTATATTTGGAGTTTTGACATACTCTATGGTTTGTGCTAATACAGCCATTGTAATTTCTGTAATTTTTACAATTGCATCCTGTGTCTTTTTAGTACGTTCTTCTTCGGATAAATCATCCATACTACTAAATATCTTTTGTATTTCAAACTGAGCCATAGCCGCTTGATTCATCTCTCGGTATGTTAGTGGTCTAAATTTAATAAACAAATCACTTATTTGTAATTCTTTAGTATAGTCACCGGGCTTCATTGTTTGAAGTATACCAATTAAGTTAATTCCGTAATTAGAAACTTCTTTACAGCTTGGGCATTCACTTTCAATTTCCATTTCATTACCTTGTGCGGCTGATCTGATAGCTATTAAGATAGCATCTAAATCAGTGCTAGGTATTGACCATGGATCTGTTATATCAGGTACACAGCTTTTTATAATTTCTACTACGGCAGAACCATTGAATAATGCATCTGGTGTTTTACTAGTGATTTCATCGATTGCAGTCATAGGATAGACTGGTAATTCACCGTTTTCTGTTCTATTGAGTGATCCTAGTGGATATCCGACGCCTCCGCTAGGTAACTTCAAATAGATTGACGGTCTACGAAAATATTGTTTTAACGGGTTGTTTGGTAATGACATGTTATTCCTTTGATAAAAAACGGGCTTTCGCCCAATACTAAATACTAATGATATTTAGTGTCTAAAAAACACCTAAAAAAATAACGGAATCCCAATATTATGTCATCTGAAGAACAAGAAAAAAGTGAGGCTCTCTATAGGGCAGTCAATGAACAATTAGAACGCCAAAATCAGATTTTAGCGGCACAATATGACCTTGCCAAGAAAATGGCTGAGGCTCAGGGTATTAATATATCTAGTCTTAATAAGACTAAAACATCATACGATGGTTTGTATGGTTCTACTAATAAACAATCTGCGGCTGCAGCCGCAAACGCAGAAGCACTTAAAGTCATGCAGGAGGCTTCGGCTAACTTTAGCAAGGCATTAACTAATTCAACTGCTAGTGCAGTATCGTTTGGTAAAGCATTATTGAGTAATGAACAAGGGTTTGCAAAATACAATCAAACGTTAAGTTCTGCCGGTGATGCGGCAATGGCACTGGGTAAAAACTTTGGATTGCTTGGTATGGGATTGGGCATAGCCATTAAAGGCTTGACAATGGCTGCGGAGCAGTTTACTAAACAAGCTGATAATACATTAAAAGCAACTGACAATTTAAGTAAGTTAGGTGGCGCAGGTGCATTAACAGCGGATCAGGTATTAACTATGGGCCACAAAGCTGGCCTTACATCAAGTAATTTAGATATAATGACCAAAGCGGCCGCCAAAGCTAATACAGGTATGGCAGGTTTAGGTGGTACAGTTGGTGATGGTATAAAAGCGTTTGGAGATATGACTGCTGTTACAAAAGAACAGCGTATGGCATTCCAACGCATGGGTGTAAGTCAAGAAGAATTAATGTCTCAACAGGCTGACTATATTAAGTTACAAGAACTATCTGGTATTAATTTAGCAGACCAAGCAAAGCAAGGTAAGAATTTAAAAGCCGCATCACTTGATTATGCAGAGAACTTAGTACGTCTTTCAGCATTGACAGGTAAGAGTGCTGATGATTTAGCTAAAGAGAAAATGCTCGCTAATGAAGTGTATGAAGAACAAATTCAAACACAGATGGAACAAGCTAAGATTCGTCAATTAAGAGCAGAAGGTAGAAATGACGAAGCCGCAGATTTACAACGTCAACAAGAAAATAGAAAACGTGCGGCAGAAGAATATGTTCACTCATTTGGTAAAGAGCAAGGCTTACAAATGGCACGTGCGGCACGTACTGGTACATTTGACCAAAGTACTGCTGGCTTGGCAACAATAGGATTTGACCCGGCCGCACAGAAGCGTAAAATAGAACAAGCAAAATCTGCTGAAGAAGTTGATGCTATATCAGCCGCAAATCGTGAGGACATGAAGAAGAAGCGTGAACAAATGCTTCTTAGTGCAGGTTCAGCAGTTGTATATGGTGGTGAAAGTGTAGGTAAAGCATTAGGATTAGGTGGCACTGAAACTGCTCAAGCATACGGTAGAATGGGCAGTCGTGATGAGAAAGCCGCATTAAAAGATGCACAAGGTAAAACAGCAGGACTAGCATCAGGTGAAAAAGGCGCAGGCGGCGCAGCCGCAACTGACCCAGCACAGATTGCTAGAAACAACTTAACTGAAACAGAAATTGCGGCTAAAGTTGCCTTAGATAAATTAATTGCTTCATTCAATCCTTTATTAAAAGGATTTGATGCAAGTACAATTGCCGCTTTAGCATTAGCAGCCGCGGCTACAGCAGCCGCACTTGCATTAGGTAAGATGGCCGCAAGCGCACTGATGAACAAGATGGGCGGTGGAGGCCCTAATATACCTGACAAAAAAGGTAAAGGTAAAGATAAACCAGACAGACCACGTGATAGTAAAGGTAGATTTGTTAAAGGAGCATCCGCAGTTAAAGATGCGGGTGCATTAAGTAAAATGGCTGGTACTGCTGGTAGATTTGCAGGGCCTGCTGCCGGCGTATTAGCGGTTGGCGCCGGCGCATATACTGCATATCAAGGTGCTAAAGAGGTAGACGACCAGATTAAAAGAGGTGAATTAACTAAAGACGAAGGTACTGTTAAGAAATCTGAAGCTGTTGGAACAGGCGTTGGTCAAGCAGCCGGTGGCGCAGCCGGCGCTTGGGGAGGAGCAGCCGCCGGAGCCGCAATTGGTTCAGTTGTACCGGTTGTAGGAACTCTTATTGGTGGACTTTTAGGAGCGGCAGTTGGTGGTTGGTTAGGTAGTAAAGGTGGTGAAATTGTAGGTGAAAAAGTAGGTAAGAGTGTAGGTAAATCTATGGTTGATAAACCGGCAGTTACAGGTGCCCCGGAAGCAGGAAATGTAGCTAAAATTATTGCTGATAAAGCAAAAGAAGATGAAATAATAGCTAAACAAGCTAGAGAAGATGCTAAAAAATTAACCAAAGCATCTGAGACACAAGAAGTTACAATATCTACATTGAATAAAACGTTATTATCAACTAATATTGCATTAACTAATTTAACAGCATCAATTACTAATTTAAACAAACCCACTACAACCAGTGGCATGGGTAGTAATGTTTCCGGCGCTGGCGGAGGTGCTAGTGGAGGTGCTAGTGGAGGTGCTAGCGCCAGCCGTGCAGGTGGAGGCGGTGGAGGAGGAGGAGGCGGAGCCGCTAGCTCTGGTGGAGGTGGTGGAGGTGGTGGAGGTGGTGGAGTAAGTGTTCCTTCTACACCTGCCGCTAGCGGTGGTGGTGGAGGCAGTAGTTGGTCCGCAAAACTATTAGGCGGAGGTAGCGGATCAAAAAATTCTGCAAAACCACCATCTGATGACGTTGAAGGAAAAGTAGGTGGTGGTGGTGGCGGATCTCCAGCCGAAATAAAAATGAATTCGGCTGATTCAGGAGATGCGGCAAAAGGACCTAGAAAAAAGACAGATGGTATCATAGTTCACCATACAGGTGGCCGAGGGGTACAAGGTGCTATTTCAACGTTAAAAGCTAGAGGTTTAGGTTACCATTATATGGTAGATCAAGATGGTTCTATAACATCATTTGTTCCTGACGATCAAACAGCATGGCACGCAGGAAAAACTGATAAGCAACCCGGACTTAGTAATAGTAACTCTGTAAGTATTTCTTTAGTATCAAAAGACGACTCTGATGTGAGCCAAGCACAATTAAAATCAGGATTTGAATTAGGTAAAAGTTTGATGTCAAAATACGGCGCGTCTATGGTATATGGTCACGGTGAAACATCAAGTCATAAACAGGCTACTGAAGGGAAGACTCTTGCAGACGCATTACGATCAGGTAAACTACCCACAAAAGTTAGTGCCGATGCAGGCGGACTAGCATCGGGTCCAGAAACTGGATATCCAGCAACGTTGCATGGTAATGAAGCTATATTACCATTAAACCCAGACTCTATTATTACTAAGTTATTAAACACTAGTGAATCACAATTAAAATCGGAAATGAATAATAATATTACTACTAATACTTCTTCTTCTGATAATGGTTCAAATCAAATTATGGCAGATTTATATATAATGATGGAAGAAAAGTTTGATGCAATGATTAACGTACTTGAAGATGGAAATAGCCAGACTGAAAAGCTAGTTAAGTTTTCTGCCGTATAATTGATTTCATACTAAATACTATATAATATTATGACCTACAAAAAACGTTTCACAAATAAGAGTGGTATATCTAGCCCTATTGGCGGTGGCAATAGCACCGGTTCATGGAACGGTAGCCCAGGACAAAATAATTCACCAACAGGTGGATGGAATAACTCTGAAATGGGTTATAAAAATTACGGTAGCCGATTACCTGAAGTCTATACTGGTCACCCAAATCGTATTGAACGATATAATCAATATGAGATGATGGATGTTGATGCCGAGATTAATGCATGTTTAGATATATTAGCTGAGTTCAGTACACAAAAAAACGAACATAACGATACCCCATTCAATCTACAATTCACTGACGATCCTACTCCGCATGAAGTAGAACTTCTAAAGACGCAATTACAACAATGGTGTAAACTAAACGAATTTGGAACAAGAACTTTCAAAATTTTCCGTAATACTGTAAAGTACGGAGATCAAGTATTTGTACGTGATCCAGAAACATTTAAATTGTTTTGGATTGACATGACTAAGATTATTAAAGTTATTGTTAACGAAAGCGAAGGTAAGAAGCCTGAACAGTATGTTATCAAAGACATTAACATTAATCTACAAAATTTAACTGTTGCTACTAAAACTAACACAGACTTTGCGGCTAATCCAGCAACTGGTTCAGGTGGGACAGGTGGAGGTGGCGCTAGCGGCGGCTATACTGTTCCAAGTATGCCGTATAATACAACTGGTAGTCGTTTTACATTGGGTCAAGCCGAAAGTGCCATTGATGCTAAACATATTGTTCACTTGAGTTTAACAGAAGGTCTTGATCGTTTTTGGCCTTTTGGTCAAAGTATTTTAGAAAATATTTTTAAAGTATATAAGCAAAAAGAATTATTAGAAGATGCGGTATTGATTTATCGTGTACAACGAGCACCAGAACGTAGAATGTTTAAGATTGACGTTGGTAACATGCCAAGTCACTTAGCTATGGCTTTTGTTGAACGTATTAAGAATGAGATTCACCAAAGACGTATTCCAAGTGTACATGGTGGTCAAGCTATTGTTGATGCTACATATAATCCATTGTCAATGAACGAAGATTATTTCTTCCCAGTTACTGCTGATGGTCGTGGTAGTAGCGTTGAAGTATTACCCGGTGGACAAAATTTGGGTGAGATTGATGACTTAAAATACTTCAATAACAGATTAGCACGTGGACTACGTGTTCCAAGTAGTTATTTACCTACAGGCCCTGATGACAATACTACCCCATTAAGTGATGGTCGTGTTGGTACAGCTATGATTCAAGAGTTTCGTTTCAATCAATATTGCGAACGGCTACAGAAATATCTAAGCAATAAGTTGGACGAAGAATTTAAGTTATTCCTACGTTGGAGAGGCTTTAATATTGACTCAGGATTGTTTACGCTAGAATTCAATCCACCGCAAAACTTTGCGGCTTATCGTCAAAGTGAACTAGATAATGCACGTGTATCAGTATTTGGTACAATGGAAGCATTCCCCTATATATCTAAGCGTTTTGCTATGGAACGTTTCTTGGGATTGACTGAAGAAGAAATAACTAAGAACGAAAAATTATGGCGTGAAGAACATAATAAAGATTCAGATATTGAGCCTACAGGTAGCGATTTACGTAATATTGGCGTATCTGCGGGTGATATTGAGACTGACATGGACACAGCAGACACTATGGAAAATCCTCCAGAAGAGGGTATGGAAGGTCCTGAAGTTGCTGGTCCTGTAGGTGACGCCGCAACAGGTGGTGTTGCAGGTGGAACTCCGGCACCTGCAGGCAACGCAATGTAAGATAAATAATAATATGAAACTATTTGAAATGTATGATGCACCTGTACAGGGTTACCAAGATGTTGAAGCAGACAACAGTAAACCTAAGTGGAAAGAAAGCCGCAAAACAAAACTTACACTAAAACAGATTCGTAAATTGAGAAAAATGATGGATGTTCGTAATTTTGAACGTCAGAAGCATTTGAAGAAAGTACATGAACAATACGGTGCAGTGCCAGCAGATGCCGCTACTCCAACCGCATAAGATATATATTTTAATCAAAAACGCAAAAAAACAGCACTTATTGTGCTGTTTCCATTGATACCCGCTAAATATAATACAAAGCCATTTACAGGAGAAACATACAATGGATAACAAAAAATTTGAAACACTTATTGATTTGATTATCAATGAGAATGAAGAACAAGCCCGTGCATTATTTCACGATATCGTAGTTGAGAAAAGCCGCGAAATCTATGAAAATATGATGAACGATGAAATGGACGAGCAGATGGGTGGTCAAGTCGGTCAAATGATGGACGAAATTTCTGCTGAAGAATCCGGTGTTATCGAAGGTGAAGATGAAGAAGAAATCGACTTTGATGACGAAGGTGATGACGAGATTATCGACATTGAAGGCGAAGATGAAGGCGAAGGCGGTGCTGAAGTTGAAGACCGTTTAGTAAGCATTGAAGATAAATTAGACCAATTAATGGCTGAATTTGAAGACATTATGGCAGACGGTGATGCAGGTGATGAGTCTACTGCTGAGTTTGACGATGGTGCTGAAGAAGCTGGTGCTGATTTAACACGTGACATGGAACAAGGTCGTGATGAAGAAGCCGCAATGATGGAAGCTATCGCATTAAAGAAAATTTCTGTTACACACGGTGACAATGGTGTTCAAACAAAGAGCACAAATTTAAATAACAGCGGTCAAGCTGGTATGGATTCTAAGCCAGTTAATTTCTCTGGTGGTACAGAATCTAACCCAACAGGCCCAAAAGGTCCATCTAATGCATACAGCAAAGGTGAGACAAGTGTAAAAGGTGCAGGATCATTTAAGAATTCGCCAGCACAAAATAACTTTAGTGAAAAAGGTGAATCTACACCTAAGCCAGTAACTAAAGACGAAGCAGGTAAAGTTCGTAGTCCAGTAGCTGAATCACGTACAGCTAAAAGACGCATCTAAAGGAATCTGAGAGAATGGCTTTGTATCTCAAAGAGCATCTGACATTCGACCGTGCTAGCATGGTCGTTGAGAGTTCAGGTGAAGGCGCATTGAAGTCCCTTTATATGAAAGGGATCTTCATTCAGGGTGGGGTAAAGAACGCTAATGAGCGTGTTTACCCTGTTTCTGAAATTGAGAGCGCAGTTGATACATTGAATAAACAGATTCAAGAAGGTTATTCAGTATTAGGTGAAGTAGATCACCCAGATGATTTGAAGATTAATTTAGACCGTGTATCACATATGATTACTAGTATGTGGATGGACGGAGCTAATGGCTTCGGCAAATTAAAGATTTTACCAACTCCAATGGGCAAGCTCGTAGAGACTATGCTAGAGAGTGGTGTGAAACTCGGCGTATCTAGTCGTGGTAGCGGAAACGTGAATGACTATGATGGCAAAGTTAGTGACTTTGAAATCGTCACTGTGGATATTGTCGCACAACCTAGCGCACCTAATGCGTATCCTAAAGCAATATATGAAGGCATGATGAATATGAAGCATGGTCATAAATTGTTGGATATTGCAAAAGACGCAAGAGGTGACAAGAAAGTAGAGAAATACTTGAAAGAGGAAGTAATGCGCCTTATCAAGGATCTCAAAATTAACAAAGGGGAATAAGCATGTTTGATGCTATCAAGCCATTACTTGACAGTGGTCTTATTAATGAAGATGTAGGTGCTCAGTTAAATGAAGCATGGGAATCTAAATTAAATGAAGCTCGCCAACAAGTTCGTGCAGAATTACACGAAGAATTCGCACAACGTTATGAACATGACAGAAACGTGATGGTAGAAGCCCTTGATAAAATGGTTACAGAAGGTCTAACAACTGAAATTGAAGAATTTCAGACTGAGAGACAAGCAATGAACGAAGACCGCGTATTGGCTAAACAACAATTACGTGAACACGCAACAAAATTCAATGATTTTATGGTTACTAAACTAGCCGAAGAAATCAAAGAACTACGTAGCGAACGCAAAATACAACTAGAAAATCAGCAAAAGTTAGAACAATTCGTTGTTCATGCTTTAGCAAGAGAAATTAAAGAATTCTCACAAGATAAACAAGCAGTTGTAGAAGCGAAGGTTAAGTTAGTTGCTGAAGGACGTTCACAATTAGAAGCATTGAAGGCACGTTTTGTTGCTGAATCTGCATCTAGAATGAATCAAGTCGTAACTAAACATCTCAAGGGTGAATTAAGCCAGTTGAAAGAAGACATTAAAGTTGCAAAAGAAAACAACTTTGGTCGCCGTATCTTTGAAAGCTACGCTAGCGAGTTTTCAGTTACTCATTTAAATGATAAAGCTGAAACACGTAAACTAGTGCAAGCATTAGAAGAAAAGGATAAACAACTAGCTGAATCACGCAAAGTAATCGACAATACTAAGAAATTAGTAGAGTCAAAAGAACGTGAGGTTCGTGTCATTAAAGAGTCTAATCAACGTGAAAAAATGATGAGTGATTTACTTGCTCCATTAAACGATGAGAAGGCCTCAATAATGAAGAGCCTACTAGAAAGTGTGCAAACACCAAAGTTGCAAAACACTTTCGATAAGTATCTACCAGCCGTCTTGAACAATGGCACAGAGAAGAAGTCTACAAAACCTATTCTACGTGAAAGTGTAAAAGAAGTTACTGGTGATAAATCTGCCAAGCATCAAGAAGTTGATATGGATCAACGTGATAACGTTATCGATATCAAGCGCCTGGCAGGGCTTTAAAAAAAAGACATAATTTAGGAGAATATAAAAATGTCAAAAGTTCTATTAGAAAGCCGTTGGGACGAGACCAAAGAAGCCCTGTTAGAAGGCTTAAAAGGCACTCGCCGCTCAACTATGAGTGTTATTTTAGAAAACACTAAAAAGCAGTTATTGGCTGAATCTTCAGCTGGTACTACAACATCTGGTAACATCGCTACATTAAACCGTGTGATTCTTCCAGTTATCCGTCGTGTTATGCCAACCGTTATCGCTAACGAATTGGTAGGTGTTCAGCCAATGACAGGACCAGTTGGTCAAATTCACACACTACGTGTACGTTATGCTAACAGCTTGACAGACAACAGTGCGGCTCAAACTAGCGTTACAGCTGGTCAAGAAGCATTGTCACCGTTCTTGATTGCACAAGCATATTCACGCACTCCAAGTGGTGATGCATCAACTAACTATTACACTGGTAATGACACAGCTGCCTTAGAAGGCAACGGTGGTAAACAAATCAGCGTACAAATCTTGCGTCAAGCTGTTGAAGCTAAATCACGTAAGTTACAAGCTCGCTGGACATTCGAAGCTGCCCAAGACGCTCAAAGCCAACATGGTATTGACGTTGAAGCAGAAATTATGGCCGCTCTAGCACAAGAAATTACTGCTGAGATCGACCAAGAGATTCTATTGTCTTTAGCTACACTAGCTACAACTGAGTATACATTTAACCAAGCTACTGTATCAGGTACAGCTACTTACGTTGGTGACGAACACGCTGCCTTAGCTGTTCTAATCAACCGTGTTGCTAACTTGATTGCACAACGCACTCGTCGTGGTGCTGGTAACTGGGCTGTTGTTTCTCCTGCATCATTGACAGTATTGCAATCTGCAACTACTTCAGCTTTTGCTCGTACAACAGAAGGTACATTCGAAGCTCCAACTAACACTAAGTTTGTTGGTACATTGAATGGCGCTATGCGTGTATTCGTAAATAGCTATGCACCAGATACACAACCAGTATTGGTTGGTTACAAAGGTTCATCTGAGACTGATGCGGCAGCATTCTATTGCCCGTACATTCCATTGATGAGTTCTGGTGTTGTTCTTGATCCGTCAACATTCGAACCAGTCGTGTCATTTATGACTCGTTATGGTTACATCGAATTGACAAACACTGCATCTAGCTTCGGTAACGCGGCTGACTATGTTGGTGAGATCGCTGTTCAAAACTTGACATTCCAATAAATCGGAATCAAAAACTTACAACCCTCGGGATGGGAAGTTACAATCAAGCACTCTTCGGGGTGCTTTTTTGTTGGCTATATTCTATAGTCAGTATCTACTGTAATATCTAATATAGATTTCTTTTTTTCTTTAAATTTCTTTTGATATAATCTATTGCAATTGGCACATAGAGTACGCATGTTAGATTTTTCTTTGTTTTTTATATTACCGTCTTTATAAATAATATCAAGTTGGCATGTATCTTCGGCTATAAACCCACACTTCTCACATTTGTTTTTCTTATTCAACAAGAATCCAAACTTATCATCATATGCGGCTTTAGCACAGGTTGAACAATATTTGTGCCATTTTTTAAACCCATGTTTACTTGTGCCATTTTGTTTAGCTAGTGATGTTTTGCAATGTTCACACATTGGTCTTGATGGTTGTCTAGTAATCATACTTGTATTTAGAAAAAAGATACCAGGGTAGATTTTTTACTGCTATTTAATTAACCAAAACAGATAAATATATAATAACAAAAGTTCGGGACAACATATGGCATCAGAATTATTCAATACATTAACTGGATACTCCGTTGGAATTCCGCCTGTACCTGTAATAGACAGTACTGGCAATGTAGTATCAAATTTTTTAAGTTTAACAGGCAATGTAACTGCTAATAAAGTTTACGCAAATAGTTTTTTCTATGCTAATGGTCAGCCCTTCAATGCTAATCCCGGTGGTAGTAATAGACAATTACAATATAACAACAATGGAGCCTTAGGTGGCATTCCTAATGTAACTTGGAACGGAAATATTCTATCATTAGGTAATATTTCATCACTTAATATCGGCGGTGGCCTGAATGGTTATGTATTGCAGACTGATGGGACAGGTAATTTAACATGGACAGCACAAACAGGTGGTAGTGGTAATGGCTCACCGGGCGGAGCAAATACAGAAATTCAGTTTAATGATGCTGGTATATTTGGTGGTGATGCTGGATTTACTTACAATAAAAATACAAATACATTGTATGTTGAGAATATTTCTGCTGGTAATAGTCCCGATGATACTATTACAACACAAGGTAATTTAGCTGTTTTAGGAAATATAACTGCTGTTGAAAATATCATAACAGATGGAAATATAACTGCTGAATACTTAATTGGTAATGGTTACTATATTTCTGGATTAACAATAGATGTTGCTAACTATGTTGCACAACCAAATCAATCAAATATTACAAGTTTAGGTAACTTACTATACCTAAATATCGCCGGAGATACTACCAGTTTAGGTAACATCAACATTTCAGGAAACTTTTCTGGTTCTAATCTTAGTCTTGGAGCCAATCTTACAGCAGCCAATGCTACATTTTCAAATAAGGTTATTGTCAACAGTAATTTAACTGTTAACACTTCAGCAGTATTACGAGTATTGGGTAATGTAAATACTGCAGGCAGCCCAAATATATCATTGGGCACATTATCTAATATTCATATTACAGGTGGTACAGGGGGACAAGTTCTTTCAACTGACGGCACTGGTAATTTATATTGGGCTACCGGAAGTGGTGGTGGTAATGGAACTCCCGGTGGCAACAATCAATCTGTGCAGTTTAACAGTGGCGGTGACTTTGGCGGTGACAATACATTCGTATATGACACTGGAACAGGTAGATTAACAGTACCTCAAATTAGAAGTAATACTAATGCAAACTTCTTTGGTGCAACAAGTGTCAATTTAGGTAATGTAGCAAACCTACATATATCGGGTGGTTTAAATGGATATGTATTAGCGACCGATGGATCAGGTAACTTAAGTTGGAGCGCCGGCGGAGGTGGTGGAAATGGTATACCTGGTGGAAGTAACACACAGGTACAATTTAATAATAGCGGAGAGTTTGGCGGCAGTGCGTTCTTGACATATAATGATTATACCAAAGTTCTTCAAGTAGGCGGCAACTTAATTGCAAACAGTTTTCAAATGGGTGCAGGTGTATACAAATGGTCTACTAGCTTAGTATATTTTGCTTCAACTGCAAGTACATCACCTGCTCAAGTATTATATTCAATTCCAGTAGCAGATTTGTCAGGGGTTGAATTTGAAATTATTGCCACAGAACCTGCTGGTCCAAGTAGACAATCATGTAAAATTAGTTCATTATATTACAACGGAACAGTGCAGTTTACAGAATATGCAAGTCTGTTTGTAAATGGTGGTGTAGGTAACTTTGAAGTAGATTACAATGCAGGTAATATAATAATACCACCGGCATTAGAACTCAAAGTTACCCCAAGTTCTTCTAATCCAATCACATATAAAATGTTGATTACGGTTTATGCAGTATAAGAATGTTAGATAAATATAGATATAGGATACAATCATGGCACTAAAACCCCTAAACTCGGTAGCAGGTTTCTCAGTAGGTGAAACACCAGCTAATATTATATTAGCAAATGGTGATGTCACTACGAATAACATTACAACTACTGGTAAAGCAAATTTAAACGCAATCGCAAACGTCATCATTACCGGTGGTAGTAACGGTCAAGTAATTCAAACAGATGGTGTTGGTAACTTAAGTTTTGTCACTATCAGTACATCTTCATTGTCTAATGGTAATAGTAATATTCAAGTTATTGCCAATGGTAATATTACATTCAGTAGTGCAGGTACTGCAAACGTTGCTGTAATAACTAGCACAGGAATGAATGTTTCCGGTTATATATCTGGTGGTAATATTACCGCTAACGGTAATGTTAGTGTCAATAACTATATTGTAACACCAGCAAATGTAGACTTGATTGTTGCACCCAATACGCAAATTACACGATTTAATTCTAATGCAAATCCATTCTCTGGTGGTTATAGTTTAGGTAACTCATTAGCACGTTGGGATAATGTATTTGCAAACACAGCTAATATTGATGGAAATGTATCCGCTGGTAATGTACTAACAAATAATCTATTATATGCTAACGGTCAGCCGTGGGACTTACAAGAAGCAGCCGGCGCGAATAAAGAGATTCAATATAATGACGGTAGTAATAATTTTGGCGCCAGTGCAAACTTCACGTTTGATTATGCTACTAATTTATTAACAGTTAATGGCAACTCTCAATTTAATAATGCTAACTTAGGTAATTTAGCTATAGCTAATTTTGTAAATGCATCAAGTAATATTAATGTTACTAATACAATGCAGGCTGGCAATGTACGAACAGACAATCTATTATATGCTAATGGTAGTCCTTGGGACTTACAAGAGGCAGCCGGCGCAAATAATCAAATTCAGTACAACGTAAACAATAATTTTGCCGCAAGTGCTAATTTCACTTTTAACCCTAGTACAAATTTATTAACAGTTAACGGTAACTCTCAATTTAATAATGCTAATCTTGGTAATCTAATTACAGCAAACTATGCAAACTTTGCTAATGATGTAGTTGTTCAAGGTAATATTGCAAATGCTAATAATATCAGTGTAACAAATGAATTGAGTGCAAACACTGGTAATTTTAGTGGCAACATTACTTCACTAAATGCTAATCTTGGTAACTTAGCAACGGCTAACTTTGTTAATGTTGCAAGTAATATTACAGCAAGTAATGTTACTGTGAATCTTGAATTATCAGGTAATACAGCTAACTTTACTGGTAACTTAACTGCCGCTAATGCTAATTTAGGTAATTTAGTAACTGCTAATTTTGCAAACTTTGCCAATGACGTAGTAGTTCAAGGTAATATTGCAAATGCTAATAATATCAGTGTAACAAATGGTATCACAAGTAATACTGTAAATGTTTCTGCTAACACAACAACAAGTAATTTAACAGTCAATGTAGAATTAAGTGGTAACACAGCTAACTTCAGTGGCAATGTAATTGTTCCAAACTTAACAGTCAATCTAGCACTTGCAGGTAATACAGCAAACTTTACTGGCAATGTAATTGCCGCAAACTTTATTGGATCATTAGCTAATGGTACAAGTAATATTAAAGTATTTCAAGATGCTAATGTAGAAATTACAATTAACGGTGTTTCAAACACTGCTAGATTTACATCTACTGGTTTATATGTAGTTGGTCAAATTAATACAACTTCGGGTAACATATTATCCAATGGTAATGTTACTGCAAATAGTTTCTTAAACAGTGCAAATGCTAATGTAACAGGTGAAGCATTACTTGGTAGTGTAAAAACAGCAAACATTACTGCGCCATCTGGTAGTATTACTATTAGTGCGGCAGGTGTAAATAATAATATCATTCTTTCACCAACTGGTATAGGTAATGTTGATGTTGGTTTACATAACATTGTTCAAGTTGGTGCTCCTGTAAATCCTAACGATGCGGCAACAAAAGAATATGTTGATAACATTAGTCAGGGTTTATACATTCACCCAGCAGCCAATGTTACTAGTGTTTCTAATTTAACTGCTAGTTACTTAAACGGTGGTACTGTACTATCCGCAACTACAATTACTGGTGGCAAAACTATTACATTCAGTACAAATCATGGATTGTCCGTAGATAGTGATATTGAATTTACAAACTCATTCAATGGTATTATTGCTGGTGAAGGGTATTTTGTATTCAGTGTCCCGGCCGCAAATCAAATTACTATTAAAGATGGTTATTTTGGTGCTGAAGTTACAACACTAACAAATGCTACAGGACTAACACAACCAGCATTGGGTGAAGGTGGTGTTGGTGCTACTCTTACAAATGCAGGTGCACAGGCCGCATTAACTATTGATGGCATTTTAATGACAGTTGGGGCAAGAGTTCTTGTTCAAGGTCAAACTAATCAAGCAGAAAATGGTATCTATAGCGTAACAACAGTTGGCACCGGCGCAACAAACTGGGTATTGACACGTGCAACTGATGGTAATTCATACGCTCCTAAGAGTGATACACAATTAGGCGCAGGCTCATACTTCTTTATCATGCAGGGTTCACAATATGCAGGATCATCTTACGTATTAACATCCCCTCCCGGAGAGATACATTTTGGTACTTCAAATATTGTATTCAGTCAGTTTAGCCAAGCAGGAGCATATACTGCAGGTAATGGTATTGCTATTACCGGTACAATTATTTCTGCAAACACTGATGGAGTGACAACTGATATTGTTAGTGGAAATATTGTTGTTAAAACAAGTGCCAATCTAACAACACCAAACTTAGGTGATGCGACATTTAGTAGTTTGTCATGGAACACTTTAAGTAACGGTAACGTTACTGCTAATAATTTAAGTATTGGTAATATTGCTAATATCACTGGAAATTTACGTGTAGATGGTATTATTGAATCTAATGGAAACGTAACAAGCAACGCATACATTAATGGTAATAATGCATCGTTCACAAACTCTGCAAATATTGGTGGTAATTTATTAGCAAATAATATTACAAGTAATAATGCTTTTAGTACAAACACTGCTAATATTACTTCAAACTTGGTAACAAGTAATGCTACAGTTAACTTAGAGTTATCTGGTAATACAGCTAACTTCAGTGGCAATGTTATAGTTAATAACTTAACAGTTAACTTAGAACTTGCCGGTAATACAGCTAACTTTGCTGGAAATATTAAAACATTAAATGCTAACCTTGGTAATTTAGCAACTGCTAACTACGTAAATGTATCAAGTAATATTACTACAAGTAACTTAACAGTCAACCTAGAACTAAGTGGCAACACAGCTAACTTTACTGGTAATATTGTTGCATTAAACACCAATGCTGGTAACTTGTTAACTGCAAACTTTGCTAATATTGCAAGTAATATCACAACAAGTAACTTAACTGTTAACTTAGCACTAGCAGGTAATACTGCAAACTTCAGTGGTAATATTACAACATTAAATGCTAATCTTGGTAATTTAGCAACTGCTAATTTTGCAAATTTTGCAAATGATGTAGTTGTTCAAGGTAATATTGCTAACGCAAATAATATCAGTGTTACAAATCTTATTAATGGTAATACAGCTAACTTCAGTGGCAACATTGTTGCACCGACGTTTAGTGCAAACACATCAGTACTAGTTGGTAATAGTACAATAACTTTTGGTAATGTAACAACTACCTCAGTAACAGCAAATCAAACGATTGCTAGTTTTAGTGTAACAGGGGTTACTGGTGTTGAATACTTAGTTAAAGCAATTGATTCAACTGGATCTAAATATAGCGTAGCAACTGTATTAGCGGTTACAGATGGAACTAATGCAGACTATGCCATATATGGTGCAACACAATTAGGCGGATACACAGGAAGTCTAGCTGTTAATATTTCTGGTACATTTATAAGGTTACAGGTGACACCGGCAAGTAGTAATTCAACTGTTTGGACAACTCAGTATAGACTAATTTAAGGTAAGGAATTAGCATAATATGGCGCTAAGACCTTTCAACTCAGTAGCAGGAATAACTGTGGGGAGTGATCCCCAAACGACAGTTATTCTTGCCAACGGTGATATTACTACTACTAACATTACAGCTAATGGTGTAATAGATTTTAGTAATACATCTAATGTAGCATTAGGTGGTATTGCTAACGTACATATTACCGGTGGTTCTAGTGGTCAAGTCATCCAAACTGACGGATTAGGAAATTTAACATTTGCAGATTCAACCGGTGGAAATAGTGCGGCACCGATGCCGTATAATATTCCTGTGGGTGAATCGTATATTGTACCCGTAAACTTTCAAGGATTGTTTACAGTACCAATTGTAATTGACGGTACACTTGAAGTAGATGGTATACTTGCTGAGGTTGGTACTCCAATCAATTCTGAATCGGGTCAGATTATATTTGACGATAACGGAGAATTAACTGGTAATTCTGGTTTCTCATTCGACCAAATATCTGGTAATTTAAGTGTTCCTGGAAGTGGCTTATTCACTGGTAACTTGTTGCCATCAGCAAATATTACGTATGATTTAGGTAGTTCAACACAACGTTGGAAAGACTTATACTTATCTAATAATACGATTTATCTTGGCAACAGCACAATTTCAGGAGCTAACGGAAATATAACACTTACTAATACAACCGGTGGCGCATTGATTGTTGCTGGTAATTCAACTGTAAGTACGATAGAAAATGGTAATAGTAATATTTCTATTAATGCTAATGCAAATATTACAGTAAGTATTAATGGCACATCAAATGTTGCAGTATTTTCATCAAACACCTTTAATGTTAATGGAAATGTTGTTGCAAACGGGGTTAAGACAGATAATCTATATTATGCTAACGGTAACCCATGGGACTTACAACAACCAGCTGGATCTAACACTCAAATTCAATTTAACAACAGTAGCGAGTTTGGTGCAAGTGCTAATTTAACATTTAATTCTTCTACTAACTTATTAACAGTAACTGGAAATATAACCGCAACTAATGCTAATTTGGGCAATGCGGCTACTGCTAATTATCTATTCGCTATAGAAGGTTCATTAACATTGGCAAACGGTGTGATTGCAGTGAGTGGCAACACAGGTGGCATATTCTCATCAACTCTTACTGATTTAAATATTGGTTTAGTTGCGAATGTTGTTATGGGGTCGCCGACAGGTAATGTAACTGTTCAGGGTAACTTAAAATCAAACGGCGGTGTTACTGGAACAACATTAACCGGAACGTTAACTACAAACGCCCAACCAAATGTAACAAGTGTTGGAACATTAGCTAATTTAACTGTTTCTGGTAATATTAATACCGGAAATATCACCGTAACTAATACAGTTGACGCAGTAAATATCAAGGTAACGGATCTATTTTCTAAACGAACATCTATCAATATTACTACTAATACGGTAATTGACACGTTCCCAACTACTGAATTTAGATCGGCAAAATATACAATGAGAGCAGGTGATGGATTTGATTATCAGGCACTAGAAGTGCTTTTAGTTCATAATAACATAAATAGTATCATAACTGTTTATGGAAGTTTATCGACATCGAACACAGACCTTGTTCTATTTACTACTGATATTAGTGCAGGAAATGTCAATGTTTATGCAACTGCTGTTGGCCCGGGTACTAATTTAAACTTAATGGGTACGTATGTTCCGGATTGATAAAAATTAAAGGATTTTAAAATGACTACAAAAAATTTCGTTGTTAAGAATGGTATTACAACAGGTAATATTACACTTGACGCAGCCACTGGTAATTTAGTTGCAACTAATGCTAATTTGGGCAATTTGGCTACTGCTAATTTTATTGTAGGTAATGGTAACGCATTATTTAATATTCAAGGTGCTAACGTTGTTGGTACTGTTGGTAATGCTAATATGTCTGCATATGCAGGCAATGTAACAGTAAATGCTCAACCAAATATTACAAGCGTAGGTTCATTAACATCATTAACAGTAACCGGAAATGCTAACGTAGGTAATTTAGGTACAGGTGGATTAATTGTTGCTACTGGTAATGTATCAGGTGGTAACTTAACAACCGGTGGTGAAGTAGTAGCAACTGGTAATGTATCCGGTGGTAACTTAACAACCGGTGGTGTTCTATCTGTCACAGGTAATGCTAACGTAGGTAACTTAGGTGCGGCAGCAGGTGTGTTTACCGCTAACGTAAGTGCAGGAAATCTATCAACAGGTGGTGTTCTATCTGTCACAGGAAATGCTAACGTTGGCAACTTAGGTACAGGTGGACTGATTACTGCAACTGGTAATGTATCCGGTGGTAACTTAACAACAGCCGGGGCATTAAGCGTAACCGGTAATGCTAACGTAGGTAATTTAGGTGCAGCCGCAGGCTCATTCACTACAACATTAAATGTTACTGGTAATGCTAACGTAGGAAACTTAGGTACAACTAGTTTAGTAGCAACAGGTGGCGGATCATTTGGCGCTAATCTCAATATGGCTACAAATTGGATAAACAATGTTGGTTATCCAAATTTATCAACTGATGCGGCATCAAAAGCATATGTTGACACATTAGTATCTACTGGTATTGCTTACCATGAACCGGTCGCAGTCGCAACTACAACTACGTTGGCAACAGCTACGGGCGGTACAGTTTCTTATAACAATGGTACTGCAGGTGTTGGAGCTAATTTAACAACAACCGGTACATTCTTATTAATTGACGGTGCCAATGTTCAAACAGTTGGTACTAGAATTTTAGTTAAAGACGAAGCAAATGCGGCTTGGAATGGTATATATCAATATACAAGTACTACTGTTATTACTAGAACAGCAGACGCCGATGAATATGGCCCAGACAGCACACAACAATTAAGTGTTAATGATTACTTCTTTGTTCAAGGCGGTATAGTAAATGAAGGTTCTAGTTTCATTGTTAGTGCTCCTGCAGGAACTATCACCTTTGGTACATCAAACATAACATTTGCACAGTTTAGCACATCACAAGTATATGATGCAGGTACTGGATTAACATTAACTGGTACTACTTTTAGTGTTAATGCAAATCAATCACAAGTTACTACAGTTGGTACATTGGGAAGTTTAGCTGTTACCGGTAACGCTAACGTAGGCAACTTAGGTACAACCGGAGTAGTGAGTGCAGGATCATTAAGTGTTTCTGGTACAAGTAATTTAGGTCCTATTGGTAACGTAACTATCACTGGCGGTACTAGTGGTCAAATCATTCAGACAAATGGTTCAGGTGGATTGTCATTCGCAACTATTAGCACATCAGGTGTTTCTAATGGTACCTCAAGTGTAGCTATCCCTACTGTAAATGGTAATATTAATCTTACATCAGCCGGCAATACAACAATGGTTGTTACTGGTACAGGTGCGAATATTACAGGAACAGCTAATATTTCTGGCAATGCTAATGTTGGTAATTTGGGTACTGCTACTCTTGTTGCTACTACAGGTAATATTACTACAATCAATAGTGGTTTAGTGCAGAATGGTAATAGCAATATTGCAATAACCTCTAATGCTAATATTACATTAACTGCAAGTAGCAACGCTACAATGGTTATTAGCGACACTGGCGCAAATATTACAGGAACAGCTAATGTTTCTGGAAATGCTAATGTTGGTAATTTAGGTACAGGTGGGTTGATTATTGCTACTGGTAATATCACCGGTGGTAACATTATTGGTACTATTGCAGCCGGAAGTAATACTATCACAACAACCGGTAATGCTAACGTTGGTAATTTAGGTACTGCACAAGTACTAGCATCAGCTAATGTTACAGCACCACAATTAATATCAAATGTAGCAACAGGTACTGCTCCGTTAGTCGTTACATCAACAACTCAAGTTGCTAATTTAAGCGTTGCTACTGCAGGTTCTGCTACAACAGCAGGTACTGTAACAACAAATGCTCAACCAAATATCACAAGTGTTGGTACACTAACAAGTTTAGCAGTAACAGGTGATACAACGTCAGGTAACGTATATGCTAATAGCGGCACGATTGGTGCTAATCTACTAACTGGTACATTAACTACAGCGGCTCAACCAAACGTAACAAGTGTTGGTACATTAACAAATCTATCAGTAACAGGAAATGTTACAACAGGTAATGTATTATTAAACGGTGGGTTACAAAGTAATAGAACTAATGTATCTGCTACAACAAATACTGTTATTGATGAGTTTTCACCATCAACTTTCAGAACAGCTAAATATATAATTAGTGCTTCAAGTGCAAATGGATATCAGTCAGTTGAAGCATTATTAGTACAAGATGGAACAAACAGTTACATAACAATTTATGGTTCAGTTTGTTCTAATGTAACAGCAGACATCATTGATATTAGTAGTAACATCAATGGTGTATCAGGTAATGTGTCATTATACGCAACTAGTTCAGGTGGTACTGCAACTGTTAACTTAATAACGACATACTTGAAAACATAACCAACTTACCCTTTGGGGTAAGTTTTACAATTTAATTATACAGGGAATATGGAACTGTGGCAACGACTGGATATACAAAAAATTTCGTAGTTAAGAACGGCATTACGACCGGTACTATTACGCTTGATGCGGCATCAGGAAACATTAATGCGGCTAATGCATCACTAACATCCAATCTGTCTGTCGCAGGAATAAGCACATTGGGTGCTATTGGAAATGTTAAAATTACCGGCGGTACTAGTGGTCAATCTATTGTAACTGACGGTACAGGCAATTTAGTATTTGCCAACTCATCAATATCGTCCCCCGCCCCTATGCCCACATATGTAGCAAACGGAGACACATTAACAATCTCAGCTAATTATCAGGGTTTATTTGGTTACCCTATCACGGTCGACGGTGATATTGTAGTAGATGGTGTTTTAATTGATGTGAATGCCGCTACAATCCCGGGTGGTAATATAAATACGGTACAATTTAATAATGGTGTTCAGCTTACAGGAACTTCTACTTTTACGTTTGTAGACAGTACCGGAGTATTGTCAGTACCAAACATCACAACAACAGGGGTAGTTAAAACTACAGCAACTACTTATAGCGGACTACCTTTAGCGGGAACGGCAGGCGCAGGAGCCCGAGCATTCATTACAGATGCAAACACAACAACATTTTTGGCTACGGTAATTGGTGGAGGCAGTAACGCTGTACCAGTAGTATCAAACGGATCGACTTGGATTGTAGGATAACATATGTCTATGGTTCAAAAAATGATAAATAATAGTAATATTAGGGTGAAAAACCACTGCGCTAACAAGGAAACAACATGAGTTTAATTTTAAAACAAGAACCAGCTAATACAATAGCAACACCGCCGGCAGGCAAGAGCACACTATTCGTTACTGATAATAGTGTTATGGCTATTAAAACCCCTGCAGGAACTGTAACACAATTTCCGACTGTTCAGGGTGCAAATACACAAGTATTCTTCAATGATGACGGAGCTATTAACGGTAGTGCAAATTTAGCATTTGTTAAAACTACCAACACACTAACTCTTACTGGTGGTAATGTTGTAGCAACCGGTGTTAAAACAGATAATTTATATTATGCTAACGGTAATCCTTGGGATTTAGATCAACCAGCCGGATCAAACACACAACTTCAATTTAATAATAACGGTAGTTTTGGTGCAAGTGCTAATTTGACATTTGATGGAACATCATTAACTCTTACTGGTGGTAATGTTGTAGCAACTGGTGTTAAAACAAGTAATTTATATTATGCTAACGGTAATCCTTGGGATTTAGATCAACCGGCTGGTTCAAATACACAACTTCAATTTAATAATAACGGTAGTTTTGGTGCAAGTGCTAATTTGACATTTAACGGTACAACGTTATTAGTTGGCGCAGCCGCATTGCAAACTGACTTCCCAAATGCTACTGTGATTATATCACAAGCTAATACCGGACAAACACATAGTGAAAATATTGGTGTTATTGGTGAAGCAGTTGCAGATTCAGGTAATACAAGCACATGGGGTATTGGTGTATTAGGTGAAGCACGTGCAAATGGGGCAACTAAGGCTACCGGCGTTCAAGGTGGTGGTTATGTAACTGCCTCAGCAGATACCGGAGCCGCAGTAGGTGTTCGCGGTTACTCTATTCAAACCCACTCAGGTGGTTACAACATTGGTGTATTGGGCAATGCTGCCGGATCTGGTTTAGGCAATTATGCTTTTTATGTACAAGCCGGTAATATTGGTTCTATAGAAACAGCTACAACTTGGGACTTAACTGATAATTCAATAGCCGCATTGACTTTTCAATCAACAGGTAAAGCAAACATTTTTGGTATTGAAACAACTGATGGCGCAGAAGGTATTTACACACAAGGTTATTTAAATGTAACCGGTAATATCACAGCAACCGCAGGTATTAAAACAGACAATTATTACTATGCTAATGGTAGTCCAGTAGACTTCCAACAAGCAGGTGGTTCAAACACACAAATACAATTTAATGATGCTAATGGGTTTGGTGGTAGCGCGGCGTTTACTTTTAACAATACTACCAACGTAGTTACAATTAGTAATGGTTTAAGTGTAACTGCTAATGCTACAGTAGGCAATTTAAGTACTGCAGGATTAATTGCGGCTACTGGTAACATATCCGGTGGCAACTTAACATCCAATGGTAATCTAACTGCATCTAGCGCCGCTACAGTAACATTTGGTGATAACACTACATTGTATAGCGGATACACAACAATGAATCCAGTGGGTGTATTTCACAATACCGCTAATGGCGAAGGTACATTACAAGTTGCTAGCGGTAATCTTGCTAATGGTATTGCAATTTGGACTAACAATGTAGCTAATAGCTTTATTCAAGCAACCGGCGGTATTGAATTCATTACGGGTTCAACATTAAGAGCAAATCTTAACCCAACTGGTGGCACAACACAGATGGCTCTTACAACTAGTGGATTGACTGTAGCCAACACGCTTCAAGCTAACATTGTCAACTCTAGTACAACAATGAATGCTATTGGTAATATCAATGCAGGAAACTTTGTAACTACTGGAAACATTCAAGCAAGTGGTACTATATATTCTAATACTAGCATATCAACTATTGGAAATATAACTTCCGGTGGAAATATGTTCAGTAATGCTAACCTTGGTTGTGAGACAGCATTATATGTTGGTAATGGCGCCGGTCTTGTTGGTGGGTTAGATAATCCACTAGTTCTTACTACTGGAACAGGAACAAAATATGTTCAGGCTGCGATAATTAATAAAAACGCAAATGGTTCTGCTGACTGGATAGCATACGGTAATAATGGTAACTCTGTTGCAGGTTGGATGGACATGGGCTTTACCGGTGCTACATTCTCAGATGCTAATTATACAATTACTGGTAACAACGATGGTTACATATTCAGTAAAGCAGTAGGTGGTGCTAATTTAGGCGGTAATTTAGTTGTTGCTACTGGTTCAACTGGTACGACTAACGATATTGTATTTGCTACTGGTGGTTTCTTAACAGCAAATGAAAAAATGCGTTTTATCAACGCAAGTAATCAATTCTATGTTGAACCAACAACAGTTTCTACTTCAACAACTACTGGAGCATTGCGTGTTGGTGGCGGTGTAGGTATTGCTGGAAATGTTTATGCTGGAGCATTGATTAATGCAGTTGGTAACATCACTGGTGGAAATTTAGTAACAGCAGGTGTTGTATCTGCTACAGGTAATGTTACTGGTAATTTCTTTATTGGTAATGGTAGCCAGTTAACTGGTATTGATGCTACTGCAATACAAAATGGTAATAGTAATGTCAGAGTACTTACTAATGCTAACGTAACTATTAGCTCTGCAGGAAATGCAAACATAGTAGTGGTGACCGGTACTGGCGCAAACGTTGCAGGTACATTAAATGTAACTGGTAACGCAAACGTAGGTAATTTAGGTACAAGTGGATTAATTGTTGCTACTGGTAATGTAACTGGTGGTAATTTAGTAACAGCCGGCGCTTTAAGTGTTACTGGTAATGCTAATACAGGTAATCTAGGCACAACAACATTAGTGGCTACTACCGGTAACATCACTACTATTAACAGCGGTTTATTACAAAGTGGTAATAGTAATGTGTCAATTACTGCTAATGCAAATGTTGCAATTGCAGTAACAGGTGCAAACAGATTAGTTTTAACATCAACTGGTGCAAATATCACTGGTACTGCTAACGTTTCTGGTAATGCTAACGTAGGTAATATAGGTGCAGCCGCAGGTGTATTCACTACTGTTGCCGGTGCATTAACAACTGCGGCACAACCTAACGTTACGAGTTTAGGCACATTAACAAGTTTGGCAATCACAGGTAACGCTACAGCAGGTAATGTTTATGCTAACAGCGGCACAATTGGTGCTTCATTATTAACAGGTACACTAACAACTGCGGCACAGCCAAACGTAACTAGTGTTGGTACACTAACATCGTTAGCAGTAACTGGTAATGGTACATTTGGTAATATTAATACATCTGGAACAGAAACAGCTACTCGCTTTATATCAAATATTGCGACAGGTACAGCACCATTAACAGTTACTTCAACTACACGTGTTGCTAACTTAAACGTTGATTATGCTAACGTTGCTGACAACATTAATGTAACTGCTCCTGGAACAGGTACTGGTTATCTAATATTTGCTAATGCAACTACGGGTAATGTTGCAGAATGGACAAGTTCTGGCATCAGTTCAAATTTAGCTAATAACTCTATTACTGCTACAACATTTGTTGGTTCATTATCAGGTGCGGCAACTAGTGCCACAAGCGCAACTACTGCAGGTACAGTAACAACTGCGGCTCAACCAAATATCACTAGTACAGGTACATTAACAAGTTTAACAGTATCAGGTAATGCTAATGTAGGTAATTTAGGAACAGCAGGATTAATTACTGCAACCGGTAACGTATCGGGTGGTAACTTAACAACCGGTGGTCTAGTAAGTGCTACTGGTAATATTACATCAAATGCAAACGTTGTTACAGACTTGATTGTTGGTAGAACAAGCGGTATAACAATCACTGCAACCGGTACAAATCAAAATATTAATTTAGTTCCAACTGGTACTGGTACAGTTAACGTTGGTAACTTTATAATTTCTAATGTTGCTACTCCCGTATCAGACTTTGATGCCGCAACTAAGAAATATGTAGATGATGTTTCACAAGGCTTAAACATACACGATAGTTGTAATGCAGCCACAACAGCTACATTAGCAACAATATCAGGCGGTGTTGTAACTTATAATAATGGTACAAGTGGTGTTGGTGCAACATTAACAACAACAGGAACATACACAACTATTGACGGTGTTACATTGTCAAATGGTATGCGTATTCTTGTTAAGAACGAAACAAATGCCGCAAATAATGGTATATACGTTCGCACAAGTGCAACGGTATTAACACGTGCTACAGACTTTAATTCTGTTCCAGAAATCGAAGCAGGCGACTTCACATTCGTAACTGCTGGAACATTGTATGATAACACTGGTTGGGTACAAACTGCCACAGTAACAACAATTGGCACAGACCCGATCGATTGGACACAGTTCTCAGGTGCAGGTACATACACCGCAGGTACAGGATTAACATTAACTGGATCACAGTTTAGTGTTTCTAACACTAGTGTATCGGCAGGTAGTTACGGTAATGGAGATTACAATGCTACGTTTACTGTTAATGGTCAAGGTCAATTAACAGCGGCAGCTAACGTAGCTATTACAGCTAACGCTGGAAACTTAAGTGGAACAGTATTAAAATCAACAGTTGTAACTTCTAGTTTGACTAGTGTTGGTACATTGGGATCACTGTCAGTAACGGGTAATATTAGTGCAGGTAATGTAAGTGCAACAACATTTACAGGTGCATTAAGTGGAGCGGCAACTACAGCAGGTACTGTCACAACTGCGGCTCAGCCAAATATTACAAGTACCGGCACACTAACAAGTTTAGCAGTTACTGGTAATATCAGTGCAGGTAATGTAAGTGCAACAACATTTACAGGTGCATTAAGTGGTGCGGCAACTACAGCAGGTACTGTCACAACTGCGGCTCAGCCAAATATTACATCAGTTGGCACACTAACATCATTGGGTGTTTCGGGTGCAGTAGTTGCAAGCACATTGACTTCAAACGTAGCAACTGGTACTGCTCCAATGACAGTAACTTCAACTACCCGTGTAGCAAACTTGAACGTTGCTTATGCTAACGTTGCCGATAACATCAACGTAACAACACAGTCAAGCGGTAACGCATTCTTGATCTTTGCTAACGCATTGACTGGTAATGTTAGTGAGACAGCAAACGCAACATTCGTTGCAAACACAAGCAACGGTGCATTGTATGCAACTACATTCATTGGTGCATTGAGTGGCGCGGCGACAACAGCCGGTACTGTAACGACAGCGGCTCAACCTAACATTACTTCAACAGGTACACTAACAAGTTTAGCAGTTACTGGTAATATCAGTGCAGGTAACGTAAGTGCTACAACGTTCACTGGTGCATTAAGTGGTGCGGCAACTACAGCAGGTACGGTAACAACTGCGGCCCAGCCAAATATTACAAGTGTTGGTACATTGTCAGCATTGTCAGTAACAGCTACTATTACTGGTTCTGTAAGTGGCACGGCAGCAACAGTAACAACTGCGGCACAACCCAATATTACATCAGTTGGTACTCTAACTTCACTTGCAGTTACAGGTAACATAAGTGCAGGTAATGTAAGTGCAACAACATTCACTGGTGCATTAAGTGGCGCGGCAACTACAGCCGGTACAGTAACAACTGCGGCTCAGCCAAATATTACACGTACCGGTACATTAACATCATTAACTGTTACTGGTAATGCGGCTGCCGGCAACGTAACAACAGCAGGTCAACTTGTTTCTTCTGTTGCTACAGGTACTGCTCCAATAGTAGTATCATCTACAACACAAGTTGCTAACTTGAATGTTGCAACAGCTGGTGTTGCTGGAACAGTAACATCTGCCGCACAACCTAACATTACTTCAGTTGGTACATTATCAGCACTATCAGTTACAGCAACTATTACTGGTTCTGTAAGTGGAACGGCAGCAACAGTAACAACTGCGGCTCAGCCAAATATTACATCAGTAGGTACATTAACATCACTTGCTGTAACAGGCAACATTTCAGGTGCTAACGTAACTGCTACATATTACGGTGCGGCTACTGGATTGACAGGTATTCCTGGTGCAAATATTACTGGTACTATCCCATCAGGTGTTGTACCAACATTGAATCAGAACACAAGTGGTTATGCGGCAACGGTATCTGGTGCGGCACAAGGTAATATTACTAGCGTTGGTACATTAACTAGTTTAACTGTATCCGGTTCAACATCTGTAACAGGTAACTCTGCACTAACAACTACTAACTTGACTACTGGTGCAAATACTACAGCAGGCTATATGACAGGAACTTTGACATTAACTGCTGGTTCTAAACTAAATGCTACATACGCTGACTTGGCAGAGAAATACGTTGCTGATGCAGATTATGAACCGGGTACAGTTCTAGTATTTGGTGGTACTCAAGAAGTTACATTATCAACAGATTCAGATTCATTCAGAGTTGCTGGTGTTGTAACAACTAACCCAGCATACACGATGAACAATGAGTGTGAAGGTGAACATGTTGCTACTATTGCTCTACAAGGTCGTGTACCAGTTAAAGTAATTGGTCCTGTCTATAAAGGTGACTTGTTAGTATCATGCGGTAATGGTCATGCTATAGCTAACAATATTGCACGTGCAGGTACTATTATTGGTAAATCACTAGAAAACTTCAATGAAGCAACTGGCGTAATTGAAGTAGCTGTCGGTCGATTCTAATACAATTTCACACTGTATTTTTTGTAATGATAAGTACAGTGTGATTAATGTATTTCAATTAAACTATGACTCCAGGCTTAGAAGCTGGTACGACTTAAGACAAACTCTCCAAAACGCGGATACCAAAACCAAATGTTTAGAAATAGACAAGTGGTGGCAATCCACACCTATAGTAAACCATTATCTTCATCCGCATGAAATAGATACATGGCCAACACCTTGGGAATTGTTATATGACAACGAATACTGTCATATTTCCCGAGGATTGGGTATGCTATACACACTTATGTTAACGGGTATAAAAGATGTTGACTTTTCACTAGGAAAAGACGATAATAACGAAGAAGTTGCATTAGTCATGGTAGACCGCGCAAAATATATATTGAATTACTGGCCCGATATGGTAGTAAATATCAATCTAAAGAATTTTAAAATAACAAATAGTTTAAGTATAAAAAACATAATAACAAAAATAGGTGAAATATGATTATAAACGTTACTAAACGTAGTGGAAAAAAAGAACTGCTAGATTTGGAAAAATGGCAAGCACAAGTATCAAAAGTATGTAAAGGGATAGCAGATGTAAGTCCCTCTATGATTGAAATTAAAAGTCAACTACACTTCTATGATGGCATTTCAACTACACAAATAGATGGAATAACATTACGAGCAATTGTTGATTTGATCGATGTAGAAAATAACCCTGATATTGGACATACTAACTATCAATATGTCGCAGGTAAACAACGTGTTAGTATGCTACGTAAGGATGTATATGGTAGTTATGAGGTTCCGCACCTATATGAAATTGTTAAAAAGAATGTTGCTACTGGTCTTTATACCCACGAACTACTAGAATGGTATAGCGAGGAAGATTGGAACAAGATGAATGACATGCTTGACCATTCTAAAGACGAACAATATAGTTATGCCGCCATTGAACAACTCATTGAAAAATACTTAGTAAAGAATAGAAGTACAAAGGAAATCTATGAAACTCCACAAATTAGATACATGGTTGCAGCCGCCACAGTCTTTCATAGTGAAGAACCTAATAGTGCCCGTATGCGATATATTAAAGAGTATTATAACGCAGCCAGTGATGGCTTATTCACTCTTGCTACTCCTGTTCTCGCTGGTCTTGGGACTCCTACTAAACAGTTTAGTAGTTGCGTACTTATCCGCAGTGATGATGATTTGGATTCTATATTTGCTTCAGGTGAAATGATGGCAAAGTATGCTAGCAAACGTGCTGGCATTGGCTTAGAGATTGGACGACTACGACCATTAGGTAGTCCTATTCGTGGTGGTGAAATCATGCACACCGGTATGATTCCTTTCTTGAAGAAATGGTTCGGTGATTTAAGAAGTTGCAGTCAAGGAGGCATTCGTAATGCAAGTGCTACTGTTTTTTATCCTATTTGGCATCATCAGTTTGATGATCTTATTGTCCTTAAGAACAACCAAGGAACAGAAGAAACCCGAGTCCGTCATATGGATTATGGGGTTGTGCTTAGTGCCTTCTTCTGGAGACGATTCAAAAACAAAGAACAAATAACATTCTTTGATCCAAACGAAGTACCAGACTTGTACGAAGCATTTTATCAAAACACAGAACGTTTTGAGGAACTATATGTAAAATACGAAAAGCGCAAAGATTTGCGTACTAAAACTATGAGTGCTGAAGAAGTATTCAAGTCTGGCATACTAAAAGAACGTACTGATACAGGACGTATCTACTTAGTGTTCGTTGACAATGTGATGAATCAAGGACCATTTGATCCTGAATATCATACAATTTACCAGAGTAATTTATGCTGTGAAATACTTTTACCTACTAAGTCTTTCAAGCGTCTTGATGACGCTGATGGTCGCATTGCTTTATGTACGTTGGGTAGTATTAACTGGGGAGCTTTCCGTAATCCAGAAGATATGCGTAGGGCTTGCCGTATACTCCACCGCAGTCTTAACAATATCCTTGATTACCAAGACTTCTTGAGTATTCAAAGTAAATTGAGCAATGACGAAATCAGACCTCTTGGAATCGGTATCACCAACCTTGCATACTGGCACGCCAAGCGAAATCTCAAGTACGGTGAGAAGGAGGCTTTAGCCGAAGTTAAATCGTGGATGGAATATCAATCCTTCTACCTAACTGAGGTCAGTGTTGAACTTGCTAAAGAACGTGGCAAGTGCGAAGGTAGTGATAAAACAAGATATGGACAAGGTGTATTCCCTTGGGAATTGCGAGCCAGGGGTGTTAATGAATTAACAAACTTTACTCCTGAATTAGATTGGGAAACATTACGTACTAGTATGAAAGAATACGGTGTCCGTAATGCTACACAAATGGCAGTAGCTCCTGTAGAATCAAGCAGTGTCGTAATTAATTCTACTAATGGCATTGAAATGCCTATGAGTTTAATTAGTGTAAAAGAAAGTAAAGCAGGATCGTTT